TTGTGGCTCCTCCTGTGGTGGCAAAGCTTATTCTGAAGCTGCCAGCAGATACCGCAGTGACATGAATCATATAAAGGTCAGTGCCGGATTTTTGATTCAGAATTACGGTGTCGGTTGCCGCAACAGTACTATTTGTCACGGTAAAAGACTGCCACGCTGTAGATCCTGCCGCACTCACCAACGTGATAGCGCCATTGGTTTTGTTTAACGTCACCCCGGTTGTGCGGGATGTAATTTGTGTAACTGCGCCTCCAGATCCAGTGCCGTATCCAAGGCTTCCTGATCCTGTTACCTTACAATCAGTGACGTTTGCCGTCCCGCCAGAAACATTCGTTGCCGTTCCTACCGTAACCGTTGATGGCGCTACATTCTTCCAAAACGGCCCTGTGCTGTCGTATTGCAAAAGGTCATTATTTGCGACGGACGTAATCTTGACGTTGTGCAGCTCGTCCAGTTCATACCCGTTATCTACTTTGACGTAGATTGAACCTACCGTTGCGCTGACCCGCTCAATAAAGCCAAGAATAACCGTGTGATTTGGTGCGCTTGGGCGAGTGGTTGTCCAGGCTCCGGCCACGGTAGGTGATAGATAAACCGTATCCCCTGCAGTATAACCAAACGTGTTTAGCTTATAGATCGGGCCCGCTGAATGAACCCATCCTTCCCCGCCTGCTGCAATAGATTCAGCGACAAATCCAATCGTGTGAGCTGAGTTTGCATCGCTGTCGGCTTGCGCCAGTTTTACGGCAACGCGATTGCCTTGTGCCCCAGAGATATAGACCACTTGGCCTTTAGTTATCGCCACGCCAGAATCGTTATAACAAAGCGCGTATTCTTGCTGGCCGTCTATATAAGTGACATTACCGCCTTTTAAACCAACAGCCAAAGAGCCAGCGCCATCATCCCAATATGCACGCCCTGGCTTTCCATTAGGCGTTGGTGCAAGCGTGTTGGTGTCGATGTAATCGGCAACAACGAAACTATCGTGTTCCTGTGCTGGTTCCGTAGCCAGCAAGCCAACAATATCAGCCAGTCTTTGAATCTGCGCGAGCGCATCATTAGCTGATGCCTGGGCACTACCTGCACTGATGCTGATTTCATTTACAACGTCAGGCGCGATTGAATCTACTGTGGCAAATAACTTTTCAAATTGCTTTATCTGCTCTGCATCCTTGAGGAAAGATGCAAGCTGATCGCGGGTAAGCTTTAGTTTATTTGCCATCAGTAGGCGAGCGGCTCTAATTGAGCCTCAAGTCTAGCAAAAGACAGATGAGCCTGACTGTCGCCACGGAATCGCTGAATGCGCCAGTGCCCCATGCTGCCGTTTCTGAACCACACAAGGCGCTTTTGTGTCTCGCCATTCGTGCCGATCCTGATCGGCCTGTCTTGGCCCCAATTCACGCCGTCTAGCGAGTAGCTGGTTGTAATGATCGGATTGACACCAAGCGCCACACGGCCGGTAAGCGACACCAACTCAAGCTCATTGAATAGTGCGCCTTTGCCTTCGTTATAAACAATGAGCGTGCCAAACTCCCAGCGCACGATCTGTCCCCAATGGTTGCCAGTATCCTGCACCAGATATCCAACGTTTGCCGATTGCGGATCTCCAACAAGCCACTTGTCATAGGCCCATACCAGATTACGAGCGCGGTACTGTGCAAAGTCGATTATTGAGCTACTCAAAACAAACCAGACTTGTTGTCCAAGCTCTTGAGAAGCTGCGCCGTCATAAACAAGCGTGCGGTCAGGCAGGTGAATATAAAGGTGTTGATGCGACTTATCGTTGCGTGACTCTAGCTTTACGCTGGAAAGCTGATCTTCAGTGTATCCCAAAAGAATATCGTCAATCTCTTGCGTGCTGATCTTCGTGGCCGATGCGTTTGCGCCGATATAAATCCCTGGCGATTCGCTGCGCCCACTGCCAAGAAACGCTATTGCCTCAAGATATACACAGCAGGCATGAGTTCCTATGACACCCTTTTGAATCTGCGCGCCATCGATTCTTTTAAACGGGAAGAAATCACCGCCTACGTTGTCGAACCCTTCAATCGTGATTCGATTCAGCGCGTAACTCTCATGACGCAACTTAAGCAGCGCTACCACGGGATCAGGATCGACTTCTGAGGAGCCATACTTGAGAGGATTGACCTGAGTCGGATCGCTCAGCTCTGTAACCACTAAAAACTCGCCATCAGTGGTCATGAAGTATCCATCTACCCAAACCACATCAAGGACGGTGCCGAGGTCAGGATCGGTCACTTGAGTGAGTGTCGTGCCGTTCCAATAATAGAGACGCCCACCTGATGCGATGGCTAGCCGATCAAAACTGTAATCGAACGTCACCAGATCCCCGGCTCCAACATCCCCAAGCGTCGTGACGGTGCCATCGCTGACAACGCTCACCAGCTTGGTGCCCATGACGCGATAGCACACGCCTTGCCAATTCACGCCGCCTCGATCAATGCCGGGGCCTGTTCCATTGGCAACAATGCCATCAGCAGGGCGTAAAAACCCGGCGCTGATGCCTGAGTTTTTAGGCACAGGAACAAGATTGACAGGGTAAGACGTTCGAAGGTCTGGGCCGCTGTCGGTATAAATGCCGTTGAGGATTGGAATCTGCATGGCAATTTATTTTTTGCGTGCAGCACGCATGTTATCCACTAGATTTGGATACGGTCGCCCAGCCTTCTTTGCAGATGCAATAGCACTGGCCTTTTGTTTCTTGGTCAGCGGATCAGGCTTGCCTTCTGACTTCGGACGAGCTTTTTCCCAGATAGGTTTCTTTTTCACCATTTCACCTTATTGGCCCAATATGCCGCGCTCATCTTTCCCTTGGCAATGTTCTCGGAGTGCCGAGCCTTGAACGACTCCCGCCGAGCCTTATCCGCCTTAGACTCGTCCTCTCGTTTAGGCGAGCCTGAAACCCCCTGCTGACCAAAGCGAATAGTCTTAACCTTGTCGCCTTCCTTCGCCACCACGACATGAGACTTGGTTGGGTGCGAAGGCGTGCGCTTAGGCTTGTTGTATCCTTCAACGCCTGCGCGGGTTAGTCGGGAGTCTTTGGATGGCATGATTAAGCGATGCGATACCAAGAGTTGGTCGGCTGGTAAAAACGATACCGCACGAAACCACCAGCGGCGAGCGAGGTCACAGCACCATAAATGTTAGAAGCGCCGTTCGCAGCCAGAGCGAAGGTCGTAATCTGCTGCGTGCTGGTAATCAAAACCTCAGTACCATCAGCCACACCAGTATTCAGCGGGAAGGTAATCGTGCCAGTGGCAAGCGTACCGGCAGGCTGTAGAAGCATCCATTGCTGCTGCGCCACAGGGGTCGGCACCGTCTGATTAAACCCAGTGCCTGGGACGTACAGATTCGTTGCCAGCGTGGGGCTGGCAAAGCTCTGTTGAAAGTACGTCAGCAAGGCGCTGATGGACATACGCCGCGCGTCACCGTTGCTAGGCGTATAAACAGGAATTTGATCGCCAGATGAGACGGTGGCAAGCGAAGGCAGTTGATTGATAGTCGGCATTTTTAACCCCAGATGTTAAGCGGGCCATCCTGCCCGGTTTGAACGTAATCAACGGGCGTGTTAAGGAAAGGATCGTCATAAACGCGCCATGGCTTGTTTCCAGCCCCGGCAGGCATAGACCCCGGCAACTGTTGCTGCGTAGGCAACGTAGCCCGGTTTAAAAGCGTTTGATAGGCATCGCGCGCGGTGGTCTTGGTTTCAACCATCAACTGCTTGCCATAACTAGGCGCAATCCTGATCGCCAGGTTAGTAATGATTGCCTCATTCGCGCTGTCAGGCACTTCTGACTCTGCATCGATGTCGCTAAATTCAGGGCTGGAAGGAAGAGGATAGCCCAAGCGAATTCCTTTGCCGTTCCAGTCTGCAATCATTGAGTCCAAACGACGCAACGCGCTTTCAAGCTGCTCAGGCGATACGTCAAAGCTATAAGACGCAATCCCGATTTCTTCGAGCGCGGCTGTCACGAACTGGCGTTTGCTATAGCCCATTAACTATATCCTTCACCGGAAACCAATCAGGATTGTACGGCTCTACAACATAATCCACCACGCCATCCATCAAGGCTTGGTCTGGCTGTTGGAACACCCACTTGCCATCGACCGTTTCTTGCGCCACGGCCCACGCGGTTGTATAGCCTTGCTGGGCATC